TAAAACATCTTGAATGGATTATTGACTGGTGTATGTTCCTTTGTTTCTGGATCAAACAAATGGAATCCACGTACATCTTCTAGATCATTCCAGTAGATCTCATATGGATTGCCAAGATAGTGAATATTGTCTTCTGAACTTCTGTGATGGTAGTGACCCGAATATACTTTTTCAAACTTCTTGTATGGATTCCTGTTTGCACCGTGCTCCATCAGGTGCATCTTATTAGCATAGAACCCTTGCAATTCTAAGTGACCCATGACAACAGGACACTTAGACTTTTCTAACGCTGCATACGTGCTTTCTTCGTTCTCAGAGTTAATCCACGGGACCAGAGCAATGTTGAGACCGTGCAAGAAAATCTCTTGATATTCAGAAATTACATGCACGTTGTCATACTCACGCAAGAGAAGGTCAACTGCATTGATTGAATTAGTGTTCTTATAATATGCAGTATGATTACCGACGATAGTGTAGACCTGAATGCCCATCTTTTTCAGACGGTCATAGTAATTATCTTTTGCCCATGCCAGAGCAGAGTAATTGATACCTGTTCGATTATCGAACGTATCCCCCATATCAATTACCCATTTAACATTCTTTTCCGCAAGAGTGGGAAAGAACACTTCGTCGTAAAACTTTAAGAAGTAATCGTGAAATAATTTTGAATTTTTACGAGCACCAAAGTGCTGGTCAGTAATGATAGCAACAGTCACGAACGAAGTTTGATATGCACGTTATCCTTAATGCTATTATAGTTGGAATAGTTGTTCCCGTCAAGGGTGTTGTTATCAACAAACACCTCATCAAAACCAGACCTTTCAAGAATCTTGTTCTTGATTTCCATCTGCTTTTTCTCTCTTTGAATCCGTCTCAGAAAAGCGTAGTGAATGATCTGAGTAAAGTATGCAAAAGGATTCTGTGATTTCTCTGGATTGAAGTTATTAATGTACTGAATACAGTTTTCAATACCGTCACAAACCATGTCATCTTTGAACATGTAGTTGACAAAGTTTGGTTTATATGAAAGGTGAGTTGCAATCTTTAAGAAACACTCACCAAGATAATTTGTAATTCTTGGTTTATTAGGACTCTTCCAAGTTTTGAGTTCTTGATCTGTGATACCGGGAAACTCTTTCTCAGCAGCTTCACGAACTTGTCTTTTATACTCAATAATGGCAGCAAGAAACTCCTTATTGTTGACGTAATGTTCAGATCTCTTGCGTGTCCTTGGCATATTAGTAATCAGCATATGTTACTACCATAACAATTAATAATATTATACCATACTTTCAGGGCTTGACAAGTATCTGAAATATGTGTAGACTGCCTTTGTTAAGGTTAAAGAGAACTCATAGCTTATAGAGTTTTTCTAAGACCTCTTTTGCATCAATTACACTAGATATATAGCCCATTTCTCTGTTTAGAGATTCTCTACTACTATATGGATTAGAGTCTTCATCAGACTCTCTAATGTATTGTTGATACACACTGATGATTTCTACATTATCACTTTCACTAATGGTGAGAACTTTATTCATATCAAGAATAAACATATCATCAGATGCTGTTTTCATCCATGCTTCTACTTTATAACCAACCGTTCCCCATTTCTTCATTTTGATTTGTTCAAGAATCACTGGATTAGAAAGCAACAGCAATGTTCTTTCATCTTCTTCGCACACAGAAACCTTAGCAAAGATTTCTTCACCAGAAATTAATTTTATTGATGCGTAGAAATCGTCTTCCATAATCATTTTAAGTTAACTGTAATAATGTCATAATTGAAACTCTCCTCGTTGTAGATTTTGATTCTTTCAATTAAATGGTTCAAAGTATAATTCTTTCTAGAATTATGTGTACAGTCATCTGCGATGTCAAATAGAACTGCTTTTACTTTGTTACTCCCTTTTCTAAGAACTCGTCCAATGCTTTGAAGGTTTCTGATCCGAGACTTACTTGGAGAGGCGAAGATAACATTATGGAGATTTTTAATATTGATACCAGTAGAAAACGTTCCATAGGATGCTACAATAATAGCATTATCTTCTCTCTCGGTAATCTCCCTAACTAGTTCACGTTCAGAAGCGTCTACTCCTCCATGGATGAAGAATACCTTTCTGTTTTCACTTGCTTTTTTGTTATTTATTTCCTCGTAAAGGACTGCTCCATGGCTTTCGACTCTTGAATATAAGACGAGAGTATTTCCTTTCAGGTCTAATGCAAGGTTCGTAATAAATTTATTTCTCTGCTCATGTCCAATAATATATTGAACCTCATCCTCAAACGTTTCAAATTTTTGTGGGGGGTGTTTGAGAAGAATGCAATTAATATCTAACTTAGAGAGGAATCCTTTCTCCATCAATTCCTCTGTTCTAATAATTTTATATGCTGGACCAAACAGACCTTCTAGCACCCACTTATGAGTCTGCGTGCCATCTAGCGTGCCAGTAAAACCAAATCTATGTTTTGCAGTATGCAACTTAGTCATGATCTGAACGAGAGACTTTGACTTGAAGAGGTGTGCTTCATCTCCAATCACAACATCAAAACGTTCAAACCACTTACGTTCTAACTTATAGATAGATTGCCAGGTGGTAATTACAATTGGACGATCATCATTCTTCTCACGACCACTATAAATTCTATGGCAGTGGTTCTCTGCGTCCCAGCCATATTCCTCAAAGTCCTTATACATCTGCTCTACCAGACTTGTCGTGGGAACAACTACCAGGATATTTTTGTTCTGCTCAGTATAGTATCTTGCAAGAGAATAAATCATCAGAGATTTGCCTGATGCAGTGGGAGATATCAATAATCTTCTATTGTGTCGCAGAGCATCGTATATTCCCTCGATTTGGTATTGCCTTGGTTCGTGGACAGAGATAGATCTGACGTAATCTTTTACACCTTCCTTTGAGATATTCTCATTAACCTCAAAGGGTGTTCCAAAAAACTTATTATCAATAAACTTGTATTCGTATCCGTAGCGTTTGCAAAATGATACAAGTTTATCTAACAATCCAACATAGATCTCGCCTGTTGCCGTAGAGAAGAGGCGAATCTTTCCATCCCAGTATTTGTTTCTATACTGAGGCATAAACTTTGCACCAGGAACTTCAAACGTAAACTCCTCTGAGAGTTCCTGGTAAACATGCGGTTCCGCTTTTATTCTAAGATATACTTCGTTCTTCTTTTCAATACTAAGTTCAACCATAACCAGCGATGAATTTTGACCATTCAATCGCATTCTTAATTTGATAAGTTCTATTGGAGATCTGTTTAAGAATGCTCTCAATATAATTTAGTTGAGTTTCATAGTAGTCAATTTTGAGATTGATCTGACTCAACTTTTCATCCGCGTCCAGATATTTTTGCATCGTATCTTTGTCACGAATTTTTTTAGGGAATGGATTCTCCACATAAACATCAGGATCTGCTTTTCCACTAAAATACTCATATCGTTCGTGTCGAATGTTTTTTCTTTGTTGCTCTGCTTTCTTTCTCAGTAACAAAGTATTGTTGAACAACTCATGATACTTTGCATGAAGAACAGGAATTTTTAGTGATTCGTCGTGCAGATTATCTTTGTCAAGTTGTGAGTCTTTCTCCCACATGCATTGTATATCATCAAGATTCATAAAGGATTGCCAGCCAAATCAGTGATAGTATAGACAGTATACTTGAAAGTGACCTCTGCTGTAAAGTAGTCAACGTCAGTTGGGGTAGCATCAAAGTCCAAAGTTGTCAAGGAGATAGGGAACATACCTTTAAACTTGACCAAGAACTGTGGATTCAGAGTGCTATTGAGAACTTCTAACGTTGCATCAGAATAAAGAAGTTCTTCTCCATCTAATTGATTTTTATATAACTGTCTTGACTCTGCATATTCATTATAAATTTCTTGCAGACTCTCTGGAAATCCAAGACCTCTCATCCAGTTTTGCAGCTGCATATAATTTTTCAGATCTTCATCAATCAAGAAACGAAGGGTGAAGTCTGCAAAGTCTAATTTATCACCAGGTCTGGGAATATCTGTCAGATAATTTGGTTGCTGAGTTACGCCCAAATCAATCCCTGGAATCTGTGCAGAGTTTGAAAAGAACGATACCTTAGGGCATTTCTGAATAGTAAAATTAAACCCAGTCGGTGACAGGTAATTTCTATTTTCAATTTGTTTGTCGTAGATAGAACGTGCCATTTATTACTCACTTACAACGGTTGCACCTTTCCAACCACCATTCGTGCCATCGGTGTTTACCATTTCAGCATTGGCAGCTGCCTCGGTGGCATAAGTTTTTTTACCACCTGGTTGATCACTCCAATGTCTATTTCCTTCATAGTACATCGTGCTGCCATTGACCAAACTAGATTTGGTGATGTAATAAGCCATCAGTCCCTTTGCCTCCAATCGTCGGATTTTTCTTGATGAAACCAGTCCACTATTTCTTCTGCATCTGAAAACCCCGTTTTGTGATTAGATGGATCGGGGTCTCCTATATCCATCTTATTCATAAAATCATCAAGACTGCCTTCTTGAACATCTGGGTTCATCGCAGTACGTCTTGCTTTTCTCAACATCTCACCGGCAGATCTGTTTGCTTTGGCAAGTTTGTTTGCCCAGATCATGTCCTCTAACTTAACTTCTTCACCATTGACAATTTTGTTGCAAATGAATTCAAGCCTGAGGCGATACTCTGTTGATAGCATATGGATCTCTTCATACGATTGTATTTAGATAAAAAAAGAGGGTCCGAAGACCCTCTTGCACTTCCTTCACACGGAACTATGTATCACATCAGGTTGGTAACCTTGACGCGGCGATAGTAGCGGTTAGCAGAAGGATTGAGGTTACCAAGACCCTGGTTAGTGCCCTCAGCGAATGGGTTAGCGACCAGACCGTAACGGGTCTTGAAGCCAATCTTAGGCTGGAAGGAGTTCTCACCAACGGCACGGACCATTTGGAGAGGAACGTATGGGCAGTAGAAGAGACCAGCGTCATAAGGGGAAGTACCCTTGTAACCTACGACGTAGTACTGGTTAGCAGCAACGTTAGCAGCATAAGGGTCAATGTAGACTCTATACTTACCATTGATGGTGCCAGCAAAGGTGTTGCCGGTGTCATCAACGTTGAGGTTAGCGTTAAGCGCAGGGGTGTAGTCGAGAACACCAGCCATGGTCAGAGCAGACGCAACGTCGGCACTGGTCATGATGATGTTA